CGCCGGGCTTTACTACTGCACCTTCTTTAAAAATATTATTACCAAATCTTTCAATTTGTTTTTGTAATATTGTTTGAAGTTGTGTTAACTCTCGTGCTTGTAATCCTACACCCGTATTAAATAATATTCTATGAAAGTTATCACTGTCACGAAAATCATCTTTATACGTGGTTGCTAAACTGGTTTCTGTGAATGTTGTCGCCATATTAATATCCTACTAAAGTGTAACTACTACTTTGATGTCTTCTGTTTGTGATGCATCTCTTATAACTGGTGCTCTATTTTCTATATATAAAATATCTCCAGAAGTATTTATGAGATCTTCAACGGCCGGAGCCGCATTAATTGTTCCTGTATTACCTTGTTCATCTGTTAATGTATCACCTATACCAAAAGGTGTATAACCTGTACTATCTGTTTGATGAAAGTAAACATCGCTATCCGAAACTTGGTTTACATATGCTTTTGCTGGTGGTACAGTGTTATTAAAAATTAACTCGTCAACTGCTAGATTTCCTGCAAATGTTAAGTCAGTTTTTAAGAATCTTAAAGCTTTACCTGTAGTTGCTGTTAATGTACCAGCAGCTGAATCCTTTGGATTTTTTATTAACATAACTTGTCTAAAATCTACATTAGTTCCTGCTAAAAAGTCTCCACCTTCTATTCCAGATGGTTTAGCATTAAACATTAATGATGTTGCCTTTAATTCATCTCTTGGATCAGCACCTATACCATTTGGTGGACCTAGTACTGCACGTGCCACTGCACCACTTCCTCCGCCACCTGTTATCGTTACAGATGCATTTGTAAAGTTTTTACCTGATCCTGAACTTTCATTTAGCATTTCGATCTTAACAACAGATCCTCCAGACACTGTTGCTGTGGCCTGTGCACTATCACCTATAGCTCTTGAATTTCCTGTTAATGTTATTGAAGGCGCACTTGTGTAACCGGAGCCTCCATTAGTAACTGCTACGTTTAATATCCTACCAGCTACAGCTGAATCTTGAACTGTTGCTTGTTGAACTTCAATGGCAGTTAAACCAGTACCACCTGCCGAATCTAATATTTTTTCTACTGGCACAAAGTTAGCTGATAAAAATGCACTTGCAGTTGCAGCACTTAATGCGTATAAAAATTTCCATGTATAACCATCAGATGTTTTAAATGCGTTTTGAGAAGTTCCTGTTGGTTTTACAGTTGATACGTTTGCAGCTCCATTAGCATTTTTACTTTGTTGTAGACATATATAAACTTGGTTATCTTCAGTTAAAACATAATAACTATTTGTAGGTATTGCTGCTACGTCATCATCAAATGCATCATACACAGAACCTGAAGACCAATTTTTTCTTGGTATAACAAATGATGCTCCAGCAACTGCCTTTACTGATTGCAAAGCATTTTGTGCTTCTCTGATAGTTCTCGGGGTGTCGGTTGGAGTTGGAACCGTTTCAGTAGAATTCCACTGATCATTTTTTCCAATTCCAATGTAATACCTACCAGTAAGGTTTTTCACTTCATCAAATATATTTTGCATGAATTGTTTTTTAAATGGGTCTGTAATTATTGCTGACATATTCTATTCCTTATGATACCGTTACTTCACCTTGGTTTCCTACTAAAAACCAGTTTGATCCGTCCCATATACAAGTACAACCATCGTTCTGTGCTAGAACAAATTTAGTACCTTGTGCAAAGTTAGTTGGTGTAACGTGCATTGCACCTGCACCTTTGTTTGTAAAAATTTTATATTCACCTACAGTTGTTCCGTCCGCTAATGATACATCTAGTTGAGAACCTTTGTTACCTATTATTAAAGTTGCTGCCGTACTTGCTGCACCATTTGCAGTTATAGTTGAAGAACTAAAAGCTGCTTTATTAAGTTCAACAGAACCTGTGCCTTTTGGTGTCATAATAATGTTTAAATCAGTTCCACCACCTGTAGCAGAAAGTGTAGGTCCAGTTGTTGATGCACCGTTTGCAATTGTTAATTCGTTAACCGCACTACCTGTAGTTGTAAATTTTATGAATTCGTTTCCAGCTGCATCATTAAGCGATGTACCAATCTTAGGAGTGTTTATAGTTGGTGATGTTAATGTTTTATTGGTTAATGTATCAGTTGTAGCCCTTCCTACAAGTGTATCCGTTGATGTAGGTAAAGTTAAAGTACCAGTGTTTTTAATTGATGCTATAGTTGGTACTGTCAATGTTTTATTAGTTAATGTTTGAATTGTATTATTAAGAGTAACTGTGCCAGTTGAATCTGGTAATGTTATAACATTATCTTGTGTTGCATTTGTAGATTTTAATCTTGTTTCAAAATCATTGGCTGAGGAACCTTCAAATACTACTGCATCATTTTCTAAAGTAATTTGTGATGATAGATTACTACTATCTCCTCCACCTAGTAATGCATATACTTCAGCAAAGTTTGCATTTATCTTGGTGCCAGCAGTCCGTAATGTATCTCCATTACCATCATTTGCTGAGCTACCTATGCCTATATTTTGTCTAGTCATTTAATCTTTCCTAATAATAGTTCTATTTATACTAAAAACACTCGTTATGAATTAAAAGATGAATCAAATTGTTCGTTATCCATAGTCTCGAGAGCAAGTGAGAAGTCTGGTCTTGCTGTTCCTGCACTGTCACCTATATCACTATCATCAAATGTAAACGATTTAACAGTTAATATTTCATTAACACTACCATAGATAGTATTTAATTGATTAGCAGGTATAGATTGATATTTATCAATTGTTTGACCAAGCTGTGATCTAAGACCTCCGCTATCAATTGATAATCCGCCTGATAAAAGTGTCATTTGAGTAAATGGTGCAATAGCACTCATAACTGCAGACGATATAACACCGGGGTTACCACTATCTGGAGATGCTAATGGTGCACTTAATGTTCCTACAGCTTCTACATCCGTTTGGACTGAACCTGCAATATAAAACCCTGCAGGATGCACAAACTTTTTATATAGTTCTATCCAAGTGGTTTGCGCTAATGGACTTTTAATTAATATAGAATAAATTTGGTATAATGCATTATTTCTAATAAATTTATTTGATTCAGCACCAATTCTGCTCAACGGTCCAGCAGAATCATGACCTACAGTGAATATATCATTCTTAGGATATTCTACTTCTACATTTTGTTGATAGAAGGCTCTAAAAAATTCTTCAATAGAAAACCTACTTCCTTTAGTTCTATGTAATTCATGTATTCTTTGTGCATAAAAATTAGGATCAGTAAAGTTGTCTCCAGTATTACCTGCGGCTATTTCAGATATTAATGTGCTCAAAAGCTTTGAAGGTACTTCTTGAGTATCACGTGTTTGATATATTTGTCTTAGTTGATTATCAAAGGAACTAACATCATCTGAATCTAAGTAGTCATAATACTTTTCTAAAAAAGTGACGAGCTTTGGAAAATCTTGTGTAAAAAATTCAGGTAAAGCATCACGTACTTTTCTATGAAGAAAGTTACGTGGTCTACGATTTTGATGATATTTAATTTCAGCCATTAATAACTCGAACTTGTTGTTGCTGAGGTTGAACCTCCACCTAGAGAAACTTGAGTTTCTTGATAGTCAAGTACTGCAGATGCCTTCGAAGCTGTAGTATCAATATCTAAAACCGTAGCTCTTAATGGACGTATTGTACTTTGATTTGCAGGTGTAGCTGAAAGTTTAATTGCATCTCCTGAAAAACTTGTAGGATTAAATCCAACTAAATCAACTCTTCCAGCTGCAGTGTTGTAAGAACCTATATTATCAACTTCTACTCCTCCACCTGTATTTACTATCTGTAAAACGTTAGAGTTTAATCTATTTTCAATAGTACATTCTTTTGAATTAAAAGTAAATCTTGAAGATGTTATAATTTTAAATGTGTCATCTGATACGGCTAACGCTACAGGAAAAGTTATATTGTAATTTTTAGCTATGCCTAAAGACGGTATTAATCTTTGTTGAACCTTTATCGACATTTTTGTATTTAATATAGCTTCGTCTATTTCATCAATGATAGTTAATAAGTTTGATCTTCTAAAAACACTTCCAAATTTTTTCAAGTTATTTGAAAAGAATGTATTGATGCTTGTTTGTACTGTGTCTTGTGTAGCTCCTGATGTACTACTCGTTAAATCTGGATCAAAGTTAAATGTAGTAGATAATTCCAAAAATGTAGTTTGTGGATCTATAAACTCAGTATCGATACTGGCAACTGCAAAGTTATTTGTTAACTCACTTATAATTCGTGATTTGACGTCCAGCTGAGTTGCATCATCTACATCTGATTTAAATTTTAATGACACATACACTCTGCCGTAAACAGGAGGATCGTTGTCCGCTCCACCCCAAGATGTAACATCATCGATGTATGATCCGTAGTTAGTTAA